GGTATCAATACGAGCGTCAATACCAGCTGTAGTAGCAGCGTGAGCATCGTCAGAAGTCCACGTCTCACTACCGCCAATAAAGCCAGCAAGAGCACTCAGGTCACCAGTACCAGAGGACAAACCACCGAAACTGTCAGAAAACTCTTGTAACGAGAATCTATTCTGTTTATCTGAGTTGTTTAGATCAGCTGCTGTAAGGGTTGAACCAGCGGTAAAGCTAACAGTAGCGTCTGCAATACTTGTTGTACGAGACAGAACTACAGTTGCGCTACTAACTGCACTGTTGAGAACAATTGACGTTCCAGCAGCGTTAAAGGTGTAATCAGTAGTAATAGTTTGAACAGTGCCGTTAACAGTGACACTGATGTCAGATTGACGCAGGTACTCAATGGCATTGCCATCGCTGTTTGTCAGGGCAAACGTAGTACCGCTAGCGCTGGTATAAGTGATTGATGCAAATGCCATTGAATTAAGAGCGTTCTTGGAGCTTGGTCAAGTAATTTTGATATTCTTCCTGCATATCAGCAGGGGCTGCGAATTTGGCCGGAACTTCATCAATAGAACCGTCCGGCATCCGAACACTTCTAGTTCCACTCAAAAATTCTACTCGAGCCTGTGCAATCATCTCTTGTTTAAGATCTTCCAATGCTTCTCGTTTAGTAAGAGAATCAATGTTTGAAAACACTGGAGGACGTTGAATTGCGTTGAGATTTAAAGCAACCTTGTAATCATCAGGAAGTTTGTCATAAGTAGTATTATCTACAGTTTGTTTACCGCTAATTACGCGGTCAAACATTTCGTACATACTGTATTCAACAGGATTACCGTTTTCATCAAAAGTTTGATGTTTGTACTCGCTGCCAAGGAAGCGCCTAAAACGGTTTAGAGCAACCTCATTTGCAAGGATACCAAACTTCCTAAACACCTGTTCTGGTGGCCGAACTCCGTTTAGGAACAGTTCGTTATCTACAGTATCTGCTTGAGCTGGGAAAGGAACAACCTTACCAGCCACAGAACTAAAGAACGTACGCTCTCTTACTCCAGGATAGGTAACATCTTCAGGCTTGTACCAGTGTGCTACACGGTAATCGCCTTCTGTAACCTCATCTGGGCTTATCTGCTCATCTAAGTACTCAACTATTGAAGTTAAACCCATAGTGTCTGCAAATTTGCTACCAATACCAGCAGCAAAAACGATTGGTTTTTGAAGATAATCACCAACTCCAGCAGCAGCAAAGTTTAACTTCTCCATATACTGCAATTTTTGCATTTCTTCTGCTTCTTCAGGAGTTAACGCTTCTTCTGTAATTGGTGCAGTGTCGAGCATTCCAGCCCTAGAACCAGTAATAATGCGTTTTGTTTTGTAAACGTCTGGACCAATAGTTGTAAGAGCAAATTTTCTTAGACCGATAAGTTGTCCATTGGTAACTTTTTCAATGTATTGAAGCAGTAAAGTTTCTGCTTTGTGAGGGTCTTTAGTTGCAGAAATAATTGTGTCTAGTCCTTGAATAGCCGGGTTATCAAGAATAGTCATTGCTGTAGCTGCAACTCCAGCACCAAAAAAGTGCTGAGAATCGCTAATGTTTTCGCTACGAATGTAGTCCCGCATGTTGGCGCTATAACTTAACAGTTCTCCAACAAAAGGAATGTACCGATACGGCATCCATTGACCGCCTAATTTAATGTGATAAGCAGGAATTTCTGCATACAAAGCGTTTCTATACGTGCCCTTTTGTCCGCCAGTAATTTCTACATCGTTGTTCATTACAAGCGCTAGCAAACCGGTGTTAACAGTTGTAGCCAGTATCAAACTAGAGTTAGCTCGTTGACGAACAAAAGCGTCTGGATGATTGAGTTGAGATTGAAATCCAAGAATCTTACGCTCTGACCGTTTCCACTTTTTATAAGCTTCTGGTCCTTTGTATTTGGAATAGAAAGCAATCTTTTTACCAGTGTGGTGCCAAGTAGATTCTGCTGCTTCAGCAAAGGCTCCCAAGGGAACAGGACCAGCAGTTGGTTGGTAGTAGACAAAGCGAGCAACTGCGTTCAAAGGTGCCTTAACGTAAGGCGAAATAATTGCTGAAAAAAGCTTGTAATTACCAGCACCAAAAGCTGTAAAGGCTCGTCCAATGTCACCTTTAATGGTGCCTTCAACAAACTCTTCTTGCATGTCAGTGTATTTTGCAAGATCAATGGCTTCTTGGTTTTTAATTGCGTAACCAATCTCCTGCATATCATTACCAATACCTGCAAAAACAGGTTCGGTGTAGTGCGTAAAGAACTGTTTTTGAACAGCAAGGTCAAATGCAGGAGAACCTTGAACGTACTTAGCTACACCTTCTTCAGTCGCCATTGCAGCTACATCATCCATAGCCGCGGCCTTTGCATAAACCTGAGCATAAATACTAGAAACGTATTCAGTTGCCCATTCAGCTCCAGCAAAGCCGATGTTACCTCCAACCTTTTCACCACCCGTATATTTGGATTTATAAGGGCTAAAGAAAGACCCACCTTTAGTAACTTCATTAAGTTTTTGCAATCCAACTTGGCCTAGCCCCTGTACGGATGCTTTGTTAAAGAAACTAGAAGCAGCTCCAGCTGTTAAGTTTCCGTCAGCACGGAGAGCTTGATCAGCTGAACCTAAGAAAAACAGATCGTTAAAGTTTTTAGCGTCTACTTTCAAATAGTTGTATTTACGTTGACCTTCTTCTTCACCAAATGCTTTAATAAGCGCTTTATAAATAGTGTTATTTTCTGGTTCCTTGCTGTTAAGATCTTTGATCATCTGAGCTTCCCTCAAAGGATCAGACATCATTTGACGGCCAAATTTAGAAGTAGTAACAGCGTCGTTAACGGTGCTACGACCAAACATCCGCATGGTTCGTGCGTTATCAGCAGCTGCACCAATTGTTCCAAGGAACGTATGGAACATTTTTCCAGCAAGCCTTGTTTGCCTAGAAGCCTCTAGCTGTGCCTCTTTGTCAGCTTTACCACCAAGAGTTGTGCGTACAAAGTTGCTGAGTTGCATGGATGGACCAGCAATTAACTTTTGCGTAAAGTCGCCTGCACTTGTAACTCCAGCCTGTACCGGCTGAATAAATTGAGTAGAAAGGCTGGTTAAACCACCAGAACGTAGAGTCCTGACCAAAATTCCATCACCTTCTAAAGGCTTAGAACCAAGCAAATGCGGGTTAGCAGAAGCAAAGATAAGGTTATTAGTTAGCTCTTTAAATACGGCTTCTTCAGAAGCATCAAGAACTTGATCAGGGTCAGATGCTTTTGCAAGGATTTCTTCAACGTGTTGCAGGTTAGAAGGAAGACCAATGTATTCGTCTAAACCGTCTTGCATGTCTGCAATTGTTTTTACAAACTGCTCGTTAGTAGCTGCAGCAAATTTCTCAAGATCGTTCTCTAGGTCAGCTGCTGTAACTCTCTTACCTCGCACCTTTTTCAATTGTTGAGCAAGATACATCCGATATTTACCTTTAAACGAAGCTAGGTAAGTACCAGCGTGGTTTCGGTACGCCATGAAATCTCCCAAAGCTTGGTAAAGCATGAGAGCTTCTTTTGCTTGTTGAGCTACGTGCAGTCGATAAGTCCGACCATCAGACATACCAGCTTCAAGGAACTGTTGAGTCTTTTTACTGGCAGTGTAAAGACGATCAGCAGTTACACCGATATTTAAACCAGTAGCAAAAGAGTATTTGATTGCTTCTGGAAGAGCTTTCAACAGTTTTTGACTCTTGAGCGCTCGTTTCTGCAAGAAATCAGCAAGGAAACCAAACCCCTGGTTTTCAGCATTAGCCAGCGCATCCATATATGGACCCATTGCTCGCAAAGCATCAGGAAGAGCGCTTTGAGGCATCTTTTCAAACTTCTTATCGCTAAGAAGCTTCATCATGCGCTCTGCTGAGTTACTAGTACCGTTAACAGCTCTAACCAAAGAACGGTCAGCACGAGCACCCCAACCAGTATCGTTACGACCGTACTCTTGAGCAAAGTTACCCCAAAACTCGTCTACAGCTTCCTGCTCAGTGGCTTTAGAAACCTCTCGAGCCATACCTTCAATATCAACAGGCTCCTCTCCGTAAAGCTCTGTCTCTGCTCGACGGGCCTCTACTTCCTTAGTAACAGCAGGTTGCTCAGTAAAACCAGTTTTAATGTTGGGATTTTCGCCAGTACGGATTTCTGCTTCGTTTGTATCAGCCAGCTGACGAAGAGGAACTTGTTGACTGGTTTTCCAGGGATCTTCAACAACCTCAGCTTCTACAGTTTTAACTGGCTCTTTAGCTGCCTCAACTTTTGGCGCTGTCTCAGCTTGCAACCGCTTGACAGCCTCTTGTACGACTTCTGGCTGCAGTTCAACCTTGTTAATAGAACTAGCGTTAGGAAGCTCGTTAAACAGCTCTTGAATGGTCTCCAGCAGCTGCCTTTCGTTTTTAATCTTGGCTAGATCAATAGTGGGATCGTCAACGCCCTCAACGGCTTTAGGCAGCAGCTCTTGATAACGTTTAACAGCCTGACGCAAACGAGAAACGCTTGCACGATAATTTAAGTCACCACGAGCCTCAGCAGGGACTTGCTGGTTGTTAACGTCAAACTGCTCTTCAAGCTTGTTAATACGCTCAATAAAGGTATTGATGTTGTTTTGAAAGGTTTCCCTACCCATACGCTGAGCAGCAAGCATAGAGTCCATCTGCTCGCCAGACATCATCTCGCGCTGTTCAATGCTCTCTACTTCTTCAAGACGACCAAAAGTGCTTTCTTCTAGTTCTTTAATACGAGTTTCGTACTCAGCTTGCTGCTTTTTATAGCGGTTGTAACGTGTTTTGTTCGTAGCTTTTTTCAGATAACTGGGATCTGCTTTTGCAGCACGATCCATTTCACGAATGGCACTTTGACGAGCCTTTGCAAGCTTTGTAAGGTTGTCAATTTCTTTTATATCAACATCAGCCTCTGCACCAAGCTCAATGCTTCTACGGCCAAAACCAATAGCCTCTTGGCTAGTACCAAGAATTGCGTCTTGAGCACGCATCAAACCTGACGCATTCTCGTTTAATTTTGTAAGACTTTTTTCGTACTCATGGTTATAACTACGAGTGTTGTTAGAAACTGTTTCAATAACAGCGCGCTGGTTGCGGTCTGCGGCTTCTGCCTCGACTTCTGCTAAAACTCTTTGCTCTTCAGCTTCAAGTTTGATTTGCTTTTCTTTCAGCGTTGCAGCTTCTTGACGGCTCAAGGTTTTGCTATTAGAAAGCTCTCGAATAGCTCTACGTTTGAGAGCGTTCTTAACTAGCGACAAGGAGCCACGGAAAGCGGCTGTACCCAACATGCCGCCTAAAAAGGTTTGAGCACGTTTTGCGTAGTAATCTTCTTCAGCGTCCGTAGTAGCAAGAAGCTCTTTTAACAAATCGTCTCTGTCTTCAGTACTAATTTGATCTAGTGCTTTACCTACTTCTGCTTCTTTAGCAGCATCAAGACGAACAGTTGAACCTAACAGCAGTTCCTCAACGGCATCTTGAGGAAGATCAAGGCCAAGCCGTTTAGCAACAACTACTCCAGCTTGTCGCAAATTAGCTGCGTTAGGACGCAAAGCTGCCCTTTTAATAGCGGTTTCAGCGCCACGAATCTTGACGCTTGCGCTGCTAACCCCTGTAGCGTTAGGGAACAGCATACTTTGCAGGATAATTGTACCTACATCTGAAATGCCGCGTCCTACCTCAGTTTTAGGGTTAGTAGCTTCATAAATTGCACCACCTTTTGCAAGAGGCCCAACAATAGGCGTATCGCTACCCATACCAAGGGGTTTGACAATGCCTTCTTCAGTAGGCAATTGGAGACCTAGAGCAGCGTATTGAGCACCTACATCTGTTTCTTCTAGTTCTTCTGCAACAAAACGAGGAGCCTTTCCTTTACGGGTTTCAACAGTTTCAAGCGATTCAGGAGCTGCTTGCTGTCTTGCCAACAGTTGACCCATATAGGCTGCTGTAGGGTCACCGCCAAAAGCAGCAGCCATTCCTATTTGAGCTTGGCTTGTAGGCGTTGTCTGAACTTGCTGTTGAAAGCCTTCAGTAGCGTCTTCAAAAACTTGAACGCCCATGGACAAAGGCACTCTCAGCGCTTCCTTAGCAAACTCAACTGTGTTTTCCCACCAGTCAGGCCCCTTTACCTCTTGTTCAGGCTGTGGCTGCTCTTCAGGCTGCTGCTCAGCTGAAACTTCAGGCTGTGCCTGGGGTTTGTAAGGACTTGTGAGTTTTTCGTCTGCTAGCTGTTTGTTGTACTCGTCTTCTGTATCAAAGTATTGGTAACCCTGATCAGGAATAAGAAAATAAGGCATCAGTCAGCAAGTCCAGTTTGAAGAATAGTGTCGTAAATTTTTACCATGTCTAATTGATTTATATTTGATCCGCCACGACGAAGTTCAACGTGAAGGTGCATACCAGTACCGCCGTCTATATGATTTCTGTAAGAACTTTGTGTGTGTTGGCGGCCTAAAGGTTCTCCAGAAGAAATAATTTGTCCAACTTTGACAGGCCAATCATAGCCGGTGTAGCCGTTAGTACCGGATTGGCCGCTACGAGCGTGAGCAACAAAGATTTGATCTCCTTTGTTTAAATTGTGCTTCGATTCTAGGTTAGACCCAAAAGGAGTCACAACCTCAACTAAAATCCAATTACCACCCTTTCCAGGTTGAAATCCAATATCAACAACCTTAACGTTTGTAGGAGCTACAAAATTTACGTCGTTATTGCCTGAGTTATCTTTACTTTCAAGATAAAAGTCAATTGCCCCATAAGCTCTTTGACCACGATCAGGGTGACCGCCAGTACGTTTTGCTCTTGTTGTATTATTTTGTGTTGTTTTTATTAATCGTTCATCTACAAGCTTTCCAGTTGTCTCCATAACTTTGTTAAAAGCTTCGTCATCTGCTATTTTCACACCAAATACTTTTGGATCGCTTTGTGCTCGAATTAACTGAGAAAGAGTTCCTTGTGGTTCCATTTGCTGAAAAACAATCATGGCGTTTCTCAGCTCGTTCACTGCTTCGCTACTTAAACCTGGAGCATTTGTTTGACTAACTTGCCCGATTACTTCAGCAAAAGTACTCGAACTTATCATTGGTTCACGCTCGTAATAACTATTAAAATCTTTTGTATTACGGTTTTTTACAAGGAACTCTTGCGGAGTATAAATAACGTCTGCTTTTTTAACAGAGCTAACCCCATCTTTGGGTGCAAGGCGGGTAGTAAACGCAAGCTCATCAGCATTGTCAAAAGTATTTTGATTTGAATCTTCAAGGTTAAAAATGTTCGTGTTAAATTGTTGGTTTTGGGCTAAGTCGTCTTTTAAATCTTGTGTTAAAGCTGCCCACCACTCTTTATCTTGTAAATCATTGAGAGTAGCATCTTGCATTTTAAACTCAATAATTGCTTCAGCTCTTTGTTTTGCTTCAGTTTCAAACTTTTTCCTGTAAACGTTGTCGTAACGTTCTTGAATTTGCTTACGTTTTACCTCATCTTGAGCATTAGCCTTTAAAGCTTCTTCTTTGGCTTTGTTGAGGTTTGCCAATGCTTCAACAACAACAGAGTTAGTAGTGTTGCTAACTTCTGTTTCAAACTGAGCTGATTTTACAAGTGACTTTTCTCGTAAACCTAAAAGGCTGTTAAAAGCTGCACTACCTTGAGGGTACTTATTTAAAATGTCGTTTTGCGTTGCTTGGTCTTTTTGACCCAAAGCCAACGTAAAAGCAGCTTTATCGTTTGTAAGCTGCATAGGGTCAGGCACTGCCAGGGACTCTGTGTAAAGTTTTTGTAACCCTTGACGGCTAAAAGTTCTAGGAATAAATAGTTCTACTTCTGTTGGTTGTCCGTTTTCATCAACACCAGGAACAGTGTTAACTTGTCCTAGTTTAAGACCACGAACAAAACTGTCACCATTCCCATCTCCTTCAGCAATAAGAGACAAAGCTGTTTGAAGAGTACGACGGGTTCTGTTGTATTCGAGGCTATTCCTTTTATCTGCAATAGATTGTTCATTAACTATTTGAGCTTCAATTGCGTCTCTGTTTTCTCTAATAATTTGACGCATTGTTTTGCCGCTTTCTGAGTCTTTGTAATCAAGCAGCATTCCTTGACCATCTCCCAAGTCAAACCCACTAAGCTCTTTCAACAACAAACCGTTTAATTGTGGGTCTTCTTTAAAATCGTTTACACCGTTTTTATTGACATCAAATTGCAGATTAGTAAGAAACGGTGTACGAATATTTTCAGCAAACTCAATAGCAGTTTTACCTGCAGCCATGTACTCAAGCTGAGCTTTGCGAAGATTAGCAGCAAGAGTACCTGGAGCTTTACCACTTCTCCAAGCAGCAACACCACCATCAAGCGTTTCGTTTGCTGCTGCGTTAAGCAGCGTTACGTTGTACTCAGCACGCTTTTCAGCAATGTTTTGCTGCAGCAGTGGCATTGCTTTTGCCAAAGCTGGCGCAACCAAACCGGAATACATCCGATCAGGGATGTCAGGGTAGTTCTGTTTTAGGTAGTTTTGATTCTGTTTAACAAGCTCAGATGTAACTTCTGTTGGGTCTTCAATCTGCTGAAGACGCCCCATGTTATTAGTTACATACTCGTTAAGGTTGACAACGGATTTAGTAGCAGCGGTCTCTGCTTTCTTGTTGTAATAGTGAAACTTAAACCAAGGGTTAGTGCTAATTACCTGCTCAGCAAGATCTGGCCTGCCTTTTTTACGGAGTTGACGTGCCGTTTCACCCAGCTCAACCGTGTCTAACTGGTATTGACTGATCTGATCAAACAGCTTATCTACTTGAAACCCAACCTTTTCGGCTTGGTCTTTTACGTTCTGCCGCATGAGACCTTGACCGGTCTCTACAAGGTTTGCAATGCTGTTTACCTTGTCTTGTAGCTCTAGATCAGGTTGGTAGCTAGTAAAATCTAGAAGCTGACCACCACGTTGTTGAGAAACCTGCTCTGGTTGAGCTGGTGGAGCGATCTCTGCACGTTGTTCAGGCTGCTCAAACGTATCTCGCAGCTGACGCTGGGGCTGGATGTTAAAGCTGCTGGTCATGGCTGTTGCTCAGTTTCTTTAGGTTGTTCAGTAGTTTCTTGCTGATCACTTTTTGATCCACTTTGTTCAGTAGAAGGAGGCAGCATAGATTTATATTCACCAATTGCTGCTGCGGCAGCGTTTGATACGTTGCCTAAAGTCAGACCCCGAGCTTTACTTGGTTTGCTAGGCCCGTAAACTTGAGCAGCCAAAGGTGCCATAGGCTTAACAGGATCAGCATAAGGTCTTGGGTTGTAAAGCCGTACAGAATTTGTTTTGTTTTGAGCTTCAATAGAGAAAGCCCTGCCAGCGTCAAGTTTATCAGCAATCCTGTACTGACGAGTAATTAGACGGTTGCTAGCGTTTTGCAGGTACTGCTGGTTAGCGGTGTTTCTAATGTTTTCTACGGTGCGTCCTACTTGACCGCTAGCCACCTTTTTAACTGAGTTAGCAATTGACTGCAAACGAATAGTGTCTAGTTGAACCTCGTCTGCTGCCTCTTGCTCGTAAAAGCGAGCTTCAATAGAAGCAAGTTTTCTACCAAGATCACGAGTAGCAGCAATAGATGTTTCTGTTTTAATCTCAGCTGCTTGCTTAGCTTTGAGTTCCTCGTATTGACGAAGCTCTTCTACATATTGAGATTTGCTAAACCAGTTTTGAAGGTCAACCTCGTAAGCTCGATAATTTTGCCTGTTAACATCAGCAGCTTTTCGATAGGCTCGAACAGTGTCTGATTCCCACTTGCGCCAGTTTTCAATATCTGCTGCGCCCTTTTTAGTCATTGTTTGACCAAGCTGCGTAGCAAATGTAAATGCACCTCCAGCACCAGGACTAGCCAACATGCTTTGAAGAGAATTTTGAAAAGCCATTAACCGTACTTCCTCGCAACATCAAAATACAAACCAGTCCATTCCATAGCAATGAACTTAGACTGATCAATGCTATCGTTGACTATTTCTACTGTAACTTGGTCGTTCTTGCTTTGGATATAAGACCGAAACTTTGCTTGTTCAAACGCCTCTTCCTCACCAATAACAATGTTTCCGTTTAGCGGATCACGACGGTCAAACTCGTAAGTAATCTTGTCACGGTGTTTTGGCGTAACTTCTACTGTAAAGTAGCGGGCATCGTTGTAGTAGATATCCAAATATCTAAGCTGAAGCCTGCCAGTACGATTGCCAATAAAAGTATTGTCAGTAGCAGTTCGGCTGTAAGGCATGAGCTGCGGAGGTCGGAAAGTGAACGTATACTTTTCACCAAAGACCCAAGAGCTGCTTGAAAAATCCCCAAGGCTATCGCATACGAAACTAGTAACGTCAGCCGGAACATTATTAGCCACGATCCAACGCTTTTCAGCTTCGTTTGCATCGCTTGCATCGACTTTAATAACAACAAATTGACTTGCGTTAACAGTGCGATACGGCAAGTTTACGGTAGTTTTGTTTGTTTGTGCGTTGTAGGTAAACGTGACAGCACCAGCGTTGGTAGTAATAGAGCTGGATAGCTGCCGATCTAGCAGAAACAAGCTGGTAGGTTCTTGAGGCGGTCGAGAAGCGTTAATGCCCTCAAGGTAATACTCAGCAGTACCGTCATTGTCGTACTCAGTCAAAGTATAAAGAGTACCTTCAACAAAATCGCACCAGTGAAGTTCTTTGTTAGGGAACGTCCATTTAGACCAAGCGTTCTGTCTGTTAGTCAGAGAACCGCCAGAAGCTTCCCAAAAGAATTGGTATACATAAAGTGAGTTTTTATCGTCATTACTAAGTGCAACAAGGTACTGATCAGTACGGCTTACAGCTAAACTGTCGATATTTTTAGGGATGTATTTTGGTACAGTCTCTGTAATAACTGCCGTTTGACCCAAGTTAATACCAACGGTACGGTCAGTAGTAATAAAGGTATGAAGACCAGTAAAGTCACCTTCTTTTACTGGAAAGATGACTTGAGGCCCAACCTGCTCAGGTTTGACTTTTGACTCCATACTAATGGAGCTGATTCTACCCACAGAAGCTGTCTCAGGACTAAACGTAACGTTGTCACCTGAATACAGACGGACCTGGTTTTCGTTAGAGAACAGGACAAGTTCATCCTGCTGCTGCAACGCAAAGTTCAGCACAGCCACGTCGTTACTAACTGCAGTCAAATCAATAGTGTCGTTGTCTACAACTTGCAGTGCTGACTGTTGCCAGAAGTTGTAGTAAGAACCAGCTTCACTAAGGATGACGTTTTCACCGCTTACAAAACCAAGACGGTTTTTGAAAAACACAATGTCGTTAATTCTGTCAGCAGCAAAGGTTGGAGGCGGAAGTTCTTCTGCGTCACCTGCTAACCGTGAGGTCCAGCCAGGAATATCAAAGCTAGTACTACCATCTGTGTAAGTAGCACCGCTAAACGGTTGAAAGGTGAACCGAGCTAGTGCGTCATCGTTTCTGTAGTAAATAAACGCATGAGGCATCGTGTTGTCATCAAGCTGACCAGCAGTGCCCCAACTACCTACTTCTTCCCAAACACCGTTACCGTAATCGCCGTTTGTTGTTGTACCTTCTGCGTTGAACTGAAGGTAGTAAGAGCTTTGGTTTGAAGTACCGTCAGGCGTAACAACTACCGTATAACCCTGCCAATCAGAACTAGGCAGCTCTGTAATGCTGGTAACTTGGTTTGAAAAGCCATCCATCAGGGTGTTACCCCTGGCGTCAGACACGACGATGTTTTGAATAAACCGGGTTGCGTTAGCGCAAGTAATTAGAATCTGTGAGTTTTGACGCTCAAAGTTTAGCTCGTTGTTGATGTCTGTTTGATCAAGACCTTCACCAAGAGTCAGAGTAGTGCTACCGTTTGCAGTTGCGTTGACTGCTGCTCCAGCTGCATTAACAAGGCCAAAACTAGTGTCACCAACAGTACCAACAAAAGTGTTTGCTGGGATACCTGTACCTGTAACTAGCTCACCTTCATGTACGTGTGCAATATCAGCAGAACTAACACTAGTAATTGTTGGGCTACCGCTTGATGTAGTACCTTGAATCTCCTCTTCGTTACTAATTAACCTTTGAGCAATAGTTTCTGTACTAACAAAGTTTGTGTCGCCGCTATTGTCAGTAAGAGAAGGCGTTAGATGGTTACCAATAATTACAGTGCCGTTATCAAGCGTTACACGGACTGTATAAATACTGTCGTAGTCAACTAGCTTGACATTTACCTGCGCTCTAGTCGGACGGAACTCATTACTAATTTCTGAAATGTTAAAACGAGTCAGAGTTTCAGCAGCGTCAAAAGCAATAGTTTGCTGAATGTTTGTAATAAATACAAAGTCTTGAAAAGAAGTAGCACGCAGTCGATCTTTTGCTCTACCAGAGCCACGCAAGTAATTTAAGTTTGCAGTAGTAACGTTTGCAAAGGTTTGCTCTACAGGCAACACTGACGGAATTGTACCAGTGATTGGTTCAACGTTAGAAACACCAGTAACAAACGTCAGCGAAGACGTGATAGTTAGAGTTGTGCCTGTGTTTGATGCTGTTGCGTTATTACTTAACGTAATGGTTGTACCACTAATACTAGAGATTGTTGTATTAGCTGGGATACCAGTACCAGTAACAGTAGCTCCTACAAAAACATCAGTAGCACTACTGAGGCTGGCTACAACGTTTGAGTTGTTTGTAGTGTTACCAGTTCTAGTAATAGTACGGCTGTCATCAACAACCATCAACACAAACCGTTCGTCTGTACTGCGGTTGTAAACAAACACCCAAGCTTCATTCCACTTGAGTGGAGCAGTAAGAGATTGGCCTCCAGCGTTTTGTGTGAGGTTATCAATTTGCCGTAGAGGCACAGAACCTAATCGTTTTTTAAGACCTTCAACAAGGTCACAGTTGGCGTTTTCAAGAACTTTTGCAAAGCCTGGCAGCACAAAACTGTCAGCCTGTTGGTTCACGCCTTTGTTAAGTGGGCCAATAACTTGGCTATAAAGTTCTCTAGACATTAGCGAGAAAGAATATCAGGACCAAAAGTAGTCATAACGCGACCGCCATATAGATCATCGGGACCACTAATGTAGTTATAATTTTGTGCCATATCTTCTGTGCGCTTCAAAATTTGCAAGGCTCGTGCTTCGTCTTCTGAAGTGTAGGTTTCAATAGACGCAGAAGTAACAGCACGGTTTGCAAACATCCGACCAGCGCGGATCATAATGTAGCGACGACCTGTTTCTGGAACACTGTCCCAATCCAGTTCTTCAACAATCTCTGCTACAAGGTCACTGTTTCCGCCAGTAATAGAGACACCAAGGCTGCCTCTCAAATCAAAGCTATTTTTAACGCGATCAAAAAGCCTAAGGCCCCGAAGAACAAACCGTTGTGACGGATAAGAAATCGGGTTAAATCGTACTGCCAGGGTGTTGCTGGGAAGTTGGGATTGGCCTGTACTAGCGTCCAGAGGAATTGTGTCATAAAGCATTGTGTTCCAAGACCAACCTGCGCCTTGGACTTCACGGCTTACTTCATCAAGTGTCCGCTCCGCCAAGCTTGCATCTCCAGTCAAAGGAGCGGTGAGAGAGTTGACTGGAGCCTCACCAATAATTGATAGCAGCGTGTTGACTGCTGAAAGTTTGCTTGTAGTCATTATGCCAACAAAAAAAGGGGGAAACAAATTACTGCTTCCCCCATTGTATTGGTTATTGACAAATAAATTTTATCAATAGGGATTGCCGTCGTGCAGCAGGCTGACGCAGCACTCAGGACGCAGGACACCGTGGCCCACAGCGTAAGAGGCAACCATCATGGTGCTCTGAGTCATGGCTTTGTACTCAGAACCGGTCATCTGCATGGACACGTCCTTCAGAGACACAGTACCGACAGCTTCCTTGGTAAAGCAAAGGCCGAAGGCATTAGCAATAGAGGAGGTGTTACCCTGCTCATCCTGGAAGTAATCGTTGTTGCCGTCTTGAACACGGCCATCAGAGCCGTCGCGGCCGTTGATGTAGTTAGGACGCTCACCACGGGTGGTAGCAGCTTGGTTAGCGATACCAGAGTAGGTTTGACCGTTGGTGTAAGCGTTAACACCCAGGTGGTTAGAGGTGATCAGCTTGAAGCCAGCAGCAGAAGCGACGCGGTTTTCAGCGAAGCTGCCGTTACGGCCATCGTTGCCATTGAAGTCAACACTGATAGCGCGATCAGAAGCGAGCACGTCATAATATGCGCCTGGCGAAAGAACGCAAACACGTCCCTCTTTAGGGGCATCTTTTTCGTCGAGAACCTGGCAAGCATTGTACAGGTTGTCGATAATCAGATCACCACGGGCGTTGCGGTTAGCAGCACCGTTCAGGTCAATACCGGTGAGAGAAGTACCACCAGGCATAGTGCCGATAACAAACAGACGCTCACCAACAGTGAAGGTGGCGTTAGAGCCAGTACCGATAGCACCAACAGGGTTGATGACAAAGGTAGCAGCGCCGTTAGTAGGAGCAGTGGTGATGATGCCGTAAGCACCGGAGTCTTCACCGTAAATGGTGGTGCCAACTGCAAAGCTACCTAGTTCAGCGGTTGCAAAGTTTTCGCTGAGGGTAACAGTGCCGTTAGTAGCAACAGAAGAAACAGTACCGCCTGCAGTTTGGAAAGTCTTCTCATCCCAGTCGTTAACACGACCGTCAGACTCAGAAGCAGACAGCAGAGTACGAGCAAGGCGCTGGTCGTATGCACGAGCCAGAGCGCGGCCCAATTCTTGGCTGTAGATGCTCCTCACGTCCCAATGCAGTTTGGCCTCGTCGAGGTCATAGATCGAAGCGTCGGCAATCAGAAGATCGTCAATGGTGATGATCTTTTCACCGATCATTCCTTTGTTACCTTGGCCAGTAATCCAATCGCCAGGGCGATGGTAGCGGCTGGAGAAACGACCCGTAATGGGGAAGCTAGCCGAGCGGCCAGATTGAATCGAACGCTTCATGGTCAGGTCTTTGAAGACCGTCTCACGCTCGAACGTAGTGAGAACCTCACCACTAAAAATTTTCAGGAAATTAGCGTTTTCACGCTCGTAGTTACCGGCTGCGGAGTTGGCGTTAAATTGTGCGCCGTTAATACTACCTAGCCGGCTAAGAGATGCAAAATCAGGCATCGTAGCTAGTTGGTAAAGTGTTTACGTGCGCTCGTCGTCCTCGTTGTTATCGCCTCAGCGGCAACAATTATTACTTGCGCGTACTCTTATACTAACCCTTTGGTCCAAGAACTTCGCTACGTACAAGTTTTTCCTGCACATCATTAGTGTATGCAGAGTCTTTTAGGTAGCGAGGATCATTCATGGCTTGCATAACTTCTGCAGTAGAACGGAACACGTCCGTAGCGTTTGCAGAAATTTTACCGCCAAGAAGCTGAGGCTCTGATCCTTCGTTTTCTCGGTAGGCGTAACTAAGAGATTGAAGCGCGTTACGAGCGCGGTAGTAGTCACCGCTATTTACTTCGCGGTTGTAAGCATCAAGTTCAGCCTGGTCAAGGTTTTCCTTTGCCCAAGCTTGAACGGCGTTAAAGGTGTCTTGACCGCCAATGCTTTCAAGAATCGTTGTCTCTTCTTCTTGAGACAGAACAACAGGCTCTTGATCCTCAACCTCAGATTCAGATTCCTCTGTTTCTTCGGTTTGACCACTACCAAGTTTCTTTTCAAGTTCTTGGTAAGCCTTAAGAAGATCATCAGCGCTTTTAAATTTACCGCCAATAAGATCTTCGTCTTGTTGCTCTTGAGCTTCTTGTTGCTCTTGACCAAGAACTTCAAGATCCTTTTCGTTATACGGCCCAGTCTCTTGACTGAGCACGTTGTCTGCGACGACTTCCATGTTTAACCAATACGAACGGTGAGATCAGGATAGATCCAAGCGGGACGACGTTGACGCAGTGCTTTGCGATATTGCTCATACACCGTAGGCTTTTCAACCTTCAAGCGTTCGATCAATTCATCAAGCTCACTTTTAGGTGCAGGAGGTTCTTCTTTAATTACTTCCTCCACAACTTCAGGTTTAGGAGTAACAGCTTTAGCCGGCAGCGGCTTCTTGCTCGGTTCGGATTGAGTCATTTTCGGCTTTGACAAGTGCGGCTTGTTTCGCAGGATCATTGTTAGGATCTTGCTGTGCCATTTGTTGCTGCATCATCATAGCCTGTTGTTGTTCCTCTGCCATCAAGTCTTCTTCCGACTTAATCAATTTGTAGGTATCAAGACCGTCAGCAGCTGCAAGTCGAGTAATAAGTTCGCGACTGTTGACAAACTTAGCCATTACTTCTGGACCCATCGTGCCAGCAAGAGTCTGAATAAACTCAATCAACTTGGCTTTGTCGTTGCCGCGGCCGAGAGCATCAAGACCAGTTGTGATTTGAGGCTTGACAATATCTTGAGGCAAGCGAGGCAAGCTACCCTCACGCTCCATCAACGCCATCTTGCGGTTGACTAGAGGCACTTGCAGCTCCACGCTCAGAATGGAATACACACCGCCTAAGCCGCTCTCCAGCTCATTGGCAACCATGCGGATCTCTTCGGCTGTGACGCGATCTCGTCCAGCTGCTCCTGCTTGGATTGCACTGTTAAGAAGAAACGCAAAGCTAAGGCGCTGCTCAATGCGTCCAATAGTGTTTAAGGCAACCGTCAGGTCTGCCTGCTTTTGCATCTGTATAGGAGCCACATCCGCTGGGTTGCCTGCAACAATGGACCCATTAGCGGCACGCGCCAAAGCATCAGGTCGCGTAGTACCGTTTGGATTACAGAGGAAGATAATTTTGGCCGCGGCTGCACTACCTTCAACAATTGCTTTGGACAAAAATTCCAAACTTTTAAGATCCCCAAGCAGCTCCTCTACGTACGAGCGACCATAGCTTTCATGAGCTACGCGGAACATCCTGAGAACAATCCAAGGGCTCTTTTCAATAGGAACTGAACCAGTCTTATTAACTTGCTTACCGTAAGCTTCTTGATACCAATTGCAACGATCTTTTTCGTAATCCCAAGTTACGTGAGTGTAAAGAAACGTGCTCTTATCTTTAAATCCACCGTTTGAATTTTTGTCTGCTGTTCCTTCTGGAAGAACTTCTGGACTAACTTCTTCTCGTACAACAGCCTCAAGAATATTTCCTTCAGGGTCGCGGTTAACAACAAAAGACTTGAGCGGGTAAACGCGAGTACCTGTTTCAGATACATACAGCAAAGCGTTGCCGCCGATGATCAAATGCTTTAGCGCTTCAAACAGTGCAGTCCGATCACCAGACTCTTCAATGTTACGCATCACTGCGCGTTCCATTAAAGCAAGCTGTTGTTCAAACTGTGACTGCAGTTCTTTAAAATTATCTAACTCTTGCTGTAGTTTGATGTCATCTACAGACAACCGAAAGAAACTTTGGTTTGGAGGTAGAAGAGCAATAAGAAGTTTGCTGGCTAAGTTATTAACTCCGCGGGCTCCAAGACCCTGGTAAGTTGTATCAATTTTTGTATAAAGATTCTTACCCGTGCTGCGGTCGTTATCCGTAATAAGGGTCGGCAAAGTGTATCGACTACACTCAATGGCACGATCAAGATAAACAGTTTTCTCTGGCTCGAGAAACGAATACCGAGCCGCAGCTTTGTTTTTAGACATTCAGACCACCGACTCCAGATTTTGTAGTTTGCGACGGGCCACCCAGAGCAAGTGCGGACTGAGCATCAACGGCTGTGCGAAGAGCACCAGGGCTACCAACTTTCTTACGTTTTTGCTGTCCTACTTTGGCAGCCGCTGATTGACGTTGAATAGCAGACTGCAATTGTTGTTGCTGAATAGCCAAAGCAGACGCAGATCTCTGCGCTGCAACTTGTTTCATTGTAGCTTGACGTGCCAATTCAGCTTCCCGCTGCGTAGCTGCAGTACGCTCACGAGACATTGCTAGCTGCTGATTAAAACGTTGAGAAGCAGCAGCAGACTCTGACTGCATTTGCTGCAGCTCTATCTGCGTCCGACGACGAGTAGCCCTCATTTGAGCTTTTGCTTGTCGCTCCTGACGACGAGCTGCTTTACCAGTTTGGTAACCAGAATAAAGGGTAGAACCTGCAATAGCTGCAGAGCCTAGACCGATAATTAGAGGAAGAACCATGAGATTAAATTAGTTGTACTTAGTTTCCTCTTGAATGTTGTACTGATCTCTCAAATGCCGTACAACAGAAACTTGTCCAGAAGAAAACCAAATTTGTTTCTCTTCCATACTAATATCAGGGCATTGATCAGGATACATTTCTTCCAGATATTTGATAATATCGGGGTCAATGTAAGGCGTCATATATTCAAAGCTGTTGGTGAGATGTCTCCGGGAGACGTTCCACTATAGCCGCCAAGAGGAGTTGTGCTAGCTGTTATTTGTGTACGAGAGATACCAGGCTGACCAACTGTTGCGCCTAGTCGTTCTTCTGCACCTGCTGCACCAATGTCACTAATAAATTGTTGAGAAGCTGCTTGCTCACGTTGAGCAACAATATCTTGTTGTGCTTGTGTTGCAGCACCAACACGTTTAGTAGCTAGCGCCGCTGCTTCTGCTTGACGTTGCGCTGCTAATGCGGCTGCTCTTGCTTGTGCTTGACGTGCAGCTTGTGCAGCTTGTGCTTGGCGTTGCTGTTCTAGTTGCTGTTGGCGTTGACGTTCAGCTGCTTGTGCGGCGGCTGCGGCTGCTTGTGCTGCTTGACGCGCACGTCGTCTTGCTTTGTTTCCTTTTTTGCAAGTTCCTAAAATGTCACAAAAACGAACTGATAATTCGACACCAGAAAAATCCCAACCAAAAGGATCGCTCCAAATGGCTGGGTCAACAGATTTACTTTCTGGACTATTAAACATAATCACGCATAACTAGGTAAGTCCATGTTACTTGTTTCAAAGAAAGCAGGCACACGGGCTCGCTTAGTTTCAAGCAAACCTTCGGCTTTACCGGCGTACATCAAGCTATCGCTCTGATCAAGCCAGAACTGCTTGTCAAGATATTTGTCTTCTGAGCGGCCAAGCGGCTGCATCACCCAAGCGATTGTAGCCTTTCGTAGGCGATCAAGGCTAGGAGAGACAGTGAGACCAAGCTCACGACAAACCAAGGAGTTACTCGCAACATGGACCTGTTCATCACGGCTAATGTCTTGTGAAGTTACGGCTAATCCGGTGTCTCCACAGAAGCGAAAGAACGGGAGGAGAACGAAGAATACAGCTCTCTCAGCCACCATTGCTTTGAGTACGGTGTGGTCTGGATGATCGATCCAAGCCTCTTTAAGGCGTTGTGCTTCCGCTTCTGCTGTTGCGTCAACACCGTGCGCTCTAGCTGCGTATCCAAGTGCAACATCATGCTTTTCCTCATCACGAATGTTTGAAATAAGAAGGTCTCGCGCCGCTCCGGGAACCTCACCCATGACTGCCTCGGAGATAAACTCCCCGACAGGCAGTTCAAGAGCACGAAGAGCCAAAGCTCGACGAATGGTTTCTTCTGAACCTTCTCTTAGTTTACCCGCAGTGGGTTGAATCGGGGTCCAGGTACGCTTTCTTTGCTGTAGTTTTTGATACGGGTTCATTACTCGGCGCAATCACATTGAACAGGGTCGGATTCCTCCAGGATTTCTGCAAGATAATCATCAACGTCAACGTCTTTTAGCGCTGCGTAAATGTCAGTTTTGTCTTGCGTATCCGGTATCACTTGAAGGCTGTAATACAAACTCTTCAAGGGGGAGTTAATCCATCGTGCCATAAAACTACGGTCCATGGTTGTCATGTCTGACCACCAGTTCATGGAAATAGCGTGCGCCATCCCAGTGTTATCCATCATTCTTTGCCATTCACAATTAAGTGTAAAGAAAGTATCCCAACCTACTTCTTCAGCAGTTTCACACTTGGGATTAAATTCATAACTTTGTACGCCAAGAGTTGAACTAGCGCGATCAATGTTACGGCTAACAGGAGGAGCGATTTCAGGGGTTGTAGTGTAACCCTCACGGTCCTGGTAGCGGTACGCACAAGAGGCTGTAGGGGCCACGGTAAAGGCACGAGACATCCCATGCTCCTCGGCTACTGCAGCGGCCCGTTTAAAGCCTTCCAGAAGAGCTTCAGAAATTGCTCCAGGTTTTGTTACGCCGTTATACACACCAAGGTTGGTGTATTGCA